CGTTAATTCTTGTTTAGTTTTAAATAAAAAGTTGAAATCATTTTCTTTCTTATTAAGTTCTTTTAAAGCAACATCAATATTAAATTCAGGAGCAGTTGCTGCGGCTCCAGTTGCTTTTGATTTATTTAAAATATCATCAAAAGTAGACTTTCTAATAGTATCTAAAATAGCAGACGCATCTGGATTGTTTTGTAAGACATCAAGTAAAATTGCTCGTTGTGATTCAGGTGCTGTTTTTAATTTAGTAACAACTTGTTCTGGAACCAAGTCAGTTGCTCGTTCAACATCAAAGGATTTAACTAATGGACGATTAGCAAATTCTTCAATGCGTCTAATGTTTCCTGCAAAATTATCACGAGCCTGAACTAATTTATCGGCTCCGGGAACACCGCTTTGAATTGCATCATCTAGTGCTTGTTTATACCCACGTAATACATCAAGGGAAAGTGCTTTAGCTTGTCCGGGAGCAACTCCTTCAAATATATTACCTTTTCCAAAATCTGCTTTCCCGCTATAGGCGGCTTCGCCCCACGCAGATAGATTCTTTTGAAGTCTATCAATACTGATTTTCTGAGCTTGAGCAGGTGTGCCGGGAACAATCTTAACATCCACAGGCTGTCCTGTTGGACCAACAATTGCACTTGGGGTTACTGAAGCCTGTACTTCTGGAATAGTAAACTCATCCGCAATTCGACCTAATGCGCTGCGTAAGCCTTCAAAACCGGGTGTTTCTGGGGGAATTCCCTGTAAACGAGCTTGTACAACATCAAGTACAGGTTGTGTATTGATTTCTCCACCAGCTTTCTTAGCTGCATTAAAATCTTTATTTGCATCAGAACGCAATCTTGTAGACAACGCTTTTCCATAGTTTTGAAAAGATGTTAATACCGATTTAGTTAAGTCTTCAGGATTTAATGTTTTTTGAGTAGACCTAGTAAACAAATCGTCTAAATACGTTTGTACAGATTCTGCTTGTGTCTTAAAGAAGCCGGGAGCTTCTGCAGCCTTTGGAGAAGCAGCAACACGAGCTTCAGTTGCAAGTTGCTGGCGATTTAATGTCAGTTGTCCCGGTGTCATAGGACCAACATTTAATAAAGATTGTGTTTCTGATACAGGAGGGAACGCTCCTTGTGGACGCATTGCCGCACCTTGAATGCTGGTAAAACCACCTTTAGCGGCATAAGGTGTTATTTGTAGTGCGGCTTGACCAAATGGAGATTCTGTAATTAATGGTGCAGCAGCGCCTAAAGTACCAGCAACAGCAAATTCTTTAGCAGGAGCGGCTATACGACCACCTCCAAATAAACCGGGAACACCAACGGCTGTTAACGCTGCAGCAGGTGCGCCAGCAGCAGCAATATTATAAGGTGTTGTATACGGAGCTGATTGTAAATTTATACCAGTTAAATTTTTAATACCTTTTAAAATACTACTTGGCTCAAAAGCGGCTGGGTCTTTATCAGCATTTAAATAGTTGTATAGGCTTTCATAGCCACCAACTAAATCAATAATTCCTTTAGCTGAACCTTTTGCAACAGACTCAAGAGTATTTTTTGCAATATCCGTAAACGAAGTAGGAGAAGTATCTAGTACTGACTTTTCAGCATAGCCAATATACTGATTACTGGCTAATCGTTGTTTAAGATCATCGTCCGATAGTTTTGTAATGTCGCTCATTAAAGTTTCCTTCTGGCTGCTTCGGCTTCCAACTGTTGACGAGTAAATTGTGGTTTAGTTGAAGGTGCTTTTGGTAACGGTGTTGTATACTTGTAGCCTTTTAAACTATTGTTTTCTCTTGCATAAGTTTCTAGTCTATCAGCTTCGTTAACAATATTGTTAAACTTTGTTTGCATGAAAGTAATTAACTGACGACGAGCATCAGCGCTGTTTTCAAGCTGTGGAACAATTTTTTCAATAAACTTCCGGTCTTCGTTAGAAAAGCCAGCTCCTAAACGCCCTCCTAAAGTTTGTAATACTAAATCGCTTGCTGTTTTGGCGTATTGCTCTGATCTTGATAATTTATCTATATCGGTTGCTCCAGTCAATCCTAAAGTATTAAGGAAATTTACAGCACCAACCCTTGTTGTTGCAAAAGCACCGCCTATTAAATCTTTTTCACTTAGACTAGACAACTGATTTAAATTAGTTAAACCAGCAATCGCATTATCACGAGCATCCGCAGCGTCGTTTACTCTTTTTGCATCTAGTCCAGCTAACTTTTTAACAAACTCTGTTTCGCCTTTAGCGTCCACACTAATGCTTTGTTTGCTTGTAAAACGACTATAAGGCTCACCTATTCTATTAATAATGTTTCCCTCTTTATCAACTACAGCTTTTTGTACCAATTCAGGATTGTTAGGAACGCCAATTTCTTTAATCTCACGCCCATATAACCGAGTTTCTGTGTCTAGTTTACCTGTTTCACTTGTTAGTTTTTCTTGTTTTAGTCCAGTTGTTATAATTTCATCACGACGCTTAATAGCGGCTTGAGCAACCTCTGGAGCAAACGGAGCAACTGCTTCAGCAAACTGTCCTATACCTTTAGGACTAGTCATATCAAACTGTGAAGCTACCTGCCTAACCTTTGTAGCTTTATTAAGTTCCGCATCACCACCAAGTAACTGATTAACTCCTCGACCAAGTCCAGCACTGCCTTGATAGATTGCCATGTTAGCTCGCTGTAGCGGATCTAACTGTGCAAATCTAAATGCTTGATTAGAGTCTAAGACTTGTCGTTGCTGTTGTAATGCAGCAGGATCAATACCAAATAAACTATTTACGATGTCAGCCATGTTAATTCCTTTTACTAAATGTAGGGACTTTCCCACGATTCAAAACCAGTAGACCCTGTTGGCGCTCTTCCTAAATCAAATAATCCACTTCCATAACGATTATAAGGATTTAAACCAGAACCACCAATACCCATATCAGCAGATAAACCACCAAACCGACCACCACTCATTGTGCTACCGAACCCACTAAAGGCTGTCCCTAATGGACTATATCCTGCGTAGTTGCCATATGCGGAAGCAGCAGCACCTTGTGGCTGTAGATACAGATTTCCTGCGGATGCCCCTGCGCCAGACTGCAGACGAGCTAATTCTTGGCTCATTGCAAATGGTCTTTCGCCCATCCCTTCAACAGTACGAGCAAGTCCTAGTTGTGTCTCAATCGGTAAGAATGAACCACTGAACAATGATGGAATACCTGAAGCAAGTTTACCTCCAGCACCGTATAGTTCTCCGCCGAAGCGAATACGATTCATGGCTTCTGTGTCTGCTTCTGCAGCTAATGCCCTATCTTGTTGGAAGATCGAATTATAATATGCCTGTAATGCAGGATTAGACGGCGCTCCGCCAGTTCCTGTATTTACACCTAAACCACCACGACCAGTAGCATAGTTACGAGCATTGATTCTACCAAATTCAGCAGCACGGCTAGGTTGTAATAATCCTTGTCTATCAGAGATGTACTTAGCTGCAACCTCTTGTGGATTTGCACCTAAATAGTCACCGCCTAAGTTAAATAACGATGCTGCTCCACCGTAAATAGGTTCTGTTAGTTGTTGTACACGAGTAGGATCATATCCTGTAGCTCCCATTGTAAATCGATTACGCAGAGCTTCTAGTTGCGGATCTAATGTGTATCCCGCCTCAGTGACTTGACCAAGATCGTTTACGTTAAACCTAGAACTTCCGAAGCCAGTCCGTAGTCCGATAGGACGGAACGAAGCCATGTTGGAAGCTCGGTCTCCAGCAGCTCTAAGCGCCTCGGCTTGTCCTCTAGCAGCATCTGCTCCTTTGCCGCCAGAAATTAATCCGCCAACAGTCGATAAGAGTGGACCTGCGAATGCACTAACTATATCACCCATTACTTGCTCCTACTGTAGATGTCATACATTTGTTTATCATTACCTAAAAAGGGTTGTTCATATTTAAAACCAATTACTTTACTAAATTTACTTAGTTTCTTATCTCTTTGATTTACCATTGCAACTAAAGGACTGTTTGTTAAATACTGTAATATGTTTAAATCTTCCACATACTTTACTTTTATTTCTGATGTCCACTTTCGTACATCTGTATGAAACCACAACATTCCTTCAAAGAACTCTAAGTACATTGTGTAGTCGTCTCTAAGGACTACAGGTACTTTCATATTAGGTCTTCATAATAAACGCTAATGCGTAGTATGGAGGCAAGTTAGCGTCTGTACCGCTTGAGCCAGCAGATGCATTAGTTGTTGCTACACTAATACTTGTAAAACTTGTCCCAGTAGGATCAGAAGTAGTTACAGGAGTAGCTTGATTAAATCCGTTTAGATAAGGAGAATCACCACCAGTACCAGCATAGTATTTATTTAATGTATGATTGTGTCCGGGGTCTGTCACAACCGATGTAGCAGTATGGGTATGGCTTACAACACCAGCATCTTTAGTACCGCCAGTTTGTGTGTTGCTTCCAGTAACTGTGGAGTATGCTACACTAGCAGTATCGCTGTGAGCGCCAATGATAAATCTGTTACGCAGATCAGGAGTGCTGTTAGAGCCGTTACATAATACCCATCCTGAAGGGATACTAGCAATCGTACCTGACCACATGGATATTAATCCACTAGGAATTGCATTAGCTAATACAAACGCTGTGGTTGCTAACTGAGTTGTGTTCGTACCTGAAGAAGCTGTAGGAGCAGTAGGGGTTCCTGTTAGTGCAGGGCTATTTAAATCTGCTTTAGATGAAACAGCAGAAGCTACCGCAGTTAACTCAGTATCAATCTCTGTGCCTTTAACAATCTTACCTGAGTTACCAGTAGGTAGTCCGTCTTTAGCTGTAAAGTTAGTTGCTTTTGTATAGTTTGCCATGTTGTGTCCTTAGACTAGAGTCTTTCCTTGCTTAATTGCTACGTCTATTTTCTGAATTGAAACTGGGTTTCCATTAATATCTGCTTCTAAGCCTAATTGCATTACAGTTCCTTGACCACCAGCATTAATGTTAAAACGATCTAAAACAATACCTGATGTATACTCAGCAATGTTATATTCTGTTGATCCGGGAATAGTATCTACAGTAGAATTGTTATATTCGTATATCGTAGCAGGGTCTAAGGTATAAGTAGTAGCTTGGTAGCTTTCGCTATAATCAAACCCCCATTTAACTGCTACGGATTGATTTGTACCACCGATTAATATCCAACCAATCTTCTTCAATATTTTAAGATTTGTAGAAGCATCAAAGTCAAAGTAGTTAGTATAATAAGCAAGACGATAACTAGAAGTATTATCAGCATAACCGTAGTACTTACCAATATATCCCGGCTTACCTATATATAAGTCTCTTGCTTGAGTAACAAAGAATGCTTTAGGCTCTATGCTGTCCCAGACTGTAACTCTCATAGAACCAT